GTGCAATCCTTGTAGGAGTGATGATGTCGTCTCCGTAAACGGAGACGCGACCTCTGATCTTCCAGTTGAAGTTAATGGCACACGAGAGAGCGTAAAAGATTAAACTTTCAAGCTCGAACGTAAAACCGTTACCCATACTGGAGAACATGTTAAGCTCGTGATACTCCTCCCCGATCAGGGTGCGCTTAACGCGCACACTGTCGAGGAGCACGAACCATGCAGGACTTAATAGCTCAGCGACAAGCTGAGTTGAAATTAAGTCGCTCGCGGAAGTTAAGTCAAGAGTGGCCAGATGGCCAGTCAACGAACCTTCTTGAGCAAGTTTACGATTTCGTGATTGATCGTTAAGATCGATACCACGCGACCGCAAACAGGATCGGATATAATCGCCGATCCCCCTCTGCATAAACATGTTTAGCTCGGGTTCCTTACAGGCAACCCGGTCTATTTCAGAGTTCTTAGGAACTGTGAACATAACACTACCTGGTACAATTGTCGGGGAAAACTCCTCGTTCAAATGACCAGCCCATTGAGGGTAAAGAGGTAGCACATCTCGAAGAAAGATGGGCAGAGCCTCTTCAGTAATGTTTGCTTTACCTACGTATTTCGTCGCTATAGCGGTTGGCCCACGCTTAACACGCGTGGAGGCACCGTTGGTAAACAAACCAGAAACCACCCCAGTGGGGGGTTCATCACCAAGAACTTGACGAATCACGTTCTTAGCAAAAAGGAGGATTGACTGAGAGGAAACAGTCCCGAAGGATGTTTCATCAATCAACAACCGTTGATTTGTTTTAGCGTTACGAAACTCAGCAACAAGCCACTTTTCAATGGCTGCTGCCTTGCGTTCCGCGGCGTTAGCTTTATCAACTGTCGAGAATTTCGACAGAAGATTCTGCTGAAGCCACTTCACTTTGAAGTCGTGGACCGGGAGACCGGTTTGCACAAAATCATTGTGAAGCGCTGCAGATAAATCTGCAACAAAGTTCGCGTGAGTTTCACGTGGTAAGTCGATCGAATGGGCCTTCGGCCTCTTAACATTCTTTCGATTTGCAATGGTTCTCATAGGATTATTCCTTATGAAGTTACGACCCATGTCCGGTAGTCAGGAAACGTTTTAAATTCCTGAACCGGTATTACACAATCCATGGACAGCTGCAAACAAAGATATGCAGTAATACTGACCATGATCGCCGATGTAAGCAAGTGGGCTACCAATTGAGTAATCAATCAGTAGATGCCCTTAAGGCCTACAA